TTATTTTGTACTGGCTGATTTTATATCAGCCCTTTTTATTTCTTCAATCTGTTTACTGTGATTCTGAGAAACTTTTTTAAGTAGATTTATTTGAGCCGATTGTAATTCATTTATTTTGGATTGATCTTCTTTCGCATCTATATAATCAGAGAATAGTTTTTTTAATTCTCTGTTTTCTTTTCTCACTGCTTTGAGCTCTGTAAGGACATCTACTAATAGATCTTTTGCATCTTTTTTCAGAACTTCATCACTGATTTGTTCCTCCTCCTTTAACGATGCTTCGATTAAAACAGCATTAATTACTGCATGTTTATTTTTTGGAATATTTTTTCCGTTTTCGTACCCATTATAGGTAGGAAAAGAAACGTAGATTTTAGCTGCCATTTCTTCTTGGCTCAGTCCCAAAACTTTACGAGCATCTTTTAGTGTTTGTCCATCCATAATAGTGTGATTAAACGAGTTTTTATTATTAAGTTCTTTATATAAATTTGTGTTTTTATTAAAAATTTTATAAAATTTGTTTTTTTTATAAAGTTTTTAATATATATTTGCTCATAAATAATTCACAAAATATTCACAAAGATATAAAAATGAAGATTAAAGATGAAATTCTGGATATTATTTTATCCACTCCGAAATACTTCGCAGATATTTTTTTGCTAGTGAATAATGGTGAGAAAGTAGAAGTATCTCCTAAAGCGTTAGAAACACAACTTAAAATGCGATATAAAGTTGCAAAAACAAGTTTGACAATAGCTGATTACTTCAGAAAGAAAGGATTTAAAGATGATCAAATTTTTGAAAATAACGATTAATAGATGCATTTAGAAATACCGGCAGGATATCGTTTAGTTCCTGAAGAAATATATCTGAAGTTCTTTAAAAAAATGGAATGGCAAGATATTATAGAACCGACCGCTGATGATATTAGTCAATACCTGGGAGTTGGAATTGAAAAGGTGAAAAAAGATGCTCAAAAATCATCTTGTCCACTTAGAAAAACCAAAGATGGAGCAAAAGGAAGAGGAAACCAGACTAGATTTATTAAGGATACAGTAGAAGCTTATAGAATTTGGATAATTAATAATTAAATAAATACTCTTAAAATGGAAAATCAAGAAAAACAACAAACTGAGAAGATTACAAAAGAAGAATTTTTTAAGCAAATGAAAATTCTTTTAGAAGCGGCTCCTAAAGAAGTTACATTTAGCGTAGTTGCACTAGAAAATATGGAAAGCCATAGTGATGCTAAGGAAGGTATTGTAAGTGTACAAGGATCACCTCTAAATCTAACTTTTGCATTTTCGGAAGCATTTAGGCGTTCACGTGAAATCAAGGAAGTGGTTTTTGAAGCAGTTGAATTTTTTAAGTTTTATTCTATGCCGTCACCTAGTTCAATTTTACAGGATATCCTTAGAAGTAGACCATTTAGATAGAAAAGCTAAAAGCACTCATAGAAAGGGATATTCAACTAATCGTTAGGTAAATTTTTAAATCTTGATCCCAATCAGCGTAGACGTTCTTTAGTGCTTTACGGAGAGGTAGCTCAGTTGGTAGAGCGATGGACTGAAAATCCATGTCGTCGGCGGTTCGATTCCGCCCCTTTCCACAATGTCGCGTTAAACTACGGGAAATTGTGGCGATGTTAATGATTCTCATGTTTAATTTGAGTTTTCATGGTTATTAGTTTTTACCCGGCTTAGACCGGGTTTTTAATGGCAAATTGCCCGAGTGGTTAAGGGAGCCGGTTGCAACCCGGATGATCAGAAGTTCGAATCTTCTATTTGCCTCGATTCTCATGTTTTATTGAGTTTTTCAAGGTTATCAACCCGGCTGGAAAATTCCGGTCGGGTTTTGTTTTGAAATAAATAGCGATGGATTATAAAATCAGAGAGTTTGTAGAAGCTCAAAAATTAAAAAATATTCCTGCAGTAACTGTTGCAGATTTTATGAAGAATTTCAAAGTAGGAATTTCTTTCCATGATCTTTTGAAAGATCACAATCATGAAATATGGAGAAAATGCGTGTGTGGAAATGAAGAAGATCTCCGGAAAACATGGAACTGCTCCGATTGTGGTGCAGTATTATTCAAACCGACGTCAAATTAATCTTATGAATACAACAACTAAAGAACTCATTACAGAATGCAGTAAATGCGGTAAGAGGTTTACAAATTGGCCTTATGCAACGCCTTGTTGCCACGGACTGAGTGTTATTGTCGAAAACGGCAAAAAAACAACGAGAGTTTATCTTTCAACATTGTCAATACCAAAAAACAAAATCTATGAAAACAGGAGCTGAATTAATTGCTGAAGAAAGAAAAAGGCAGATCGAATCAGAAGGGTTCACTGCAGAGTCTGATTTACAATACACCAAAGGCGAGTTATTTTACGCAGGCTGTTGTTATCATTCAGCTGCGAGATTAAGAGAAATAGGTTACGATCCGGGAACGCCACCAACTGACTGGCCATTTTCTCAGGAATATTGGAAACCGACCCCTGACAACCGGGTTAAAGAAATAATAAAATCAGGGGCATTACTTCAGGCTCACGTTGATCTTACCGGTTCGGAATTGGCCATCGAGATGGTTAAAGTTTGCGCGAGAGAAATTGATGAACTTCTAAAACAAAACTAAAAATCATGAAAATAAATCCAATGTTATTTTCAACAGAAATGGTTCAGAGTCTTCAAAAAAACATTAAGAATCAAACACGGAGAATTCAAGGGCTAGAACAAATTAATAATAATCCTGAAGACTGGATTTTGATTGAAAAATTAGCCGGAAAATTCAAATTCCAAAGTAAAACTGATGCGATATGGTATGCCTTTCCAAAATTTAATGAAGGTGATATACTTTGGGTTAGGGAAACTACTGCAGTAGATAATTTTTTTGATACAATATACAAAGCCGATAATTCTGATCAAGAGAGAATTACTTCTTGGAGACCTTCTATTCACATGCCAAAACAATTGGCCCGAATATTTTTAAAAGTGACTAACGTGCGTTGTGAAAGACTTTCCCAAATCTCCGATGAAGATGCCAGAGCTGAAGGAATTGAAATCATTCCGGATTATTATTGGAAGGAAGGAGCATTGAACTATATGTACTGTGAAGATGATAGATCCTACCGACGAGAGTATTTTTTCCTTGATGGCAATTATGGAATCGGAACCGGAGCCTTAGCAAATCACAACGGCTTAGTTGCAAGCTTCGTATCACTATTTGCAAAAATTAATTCTTGGGATTTTGTAGAGAAAGATCCATGGGTATGGGTTTACGAATTTGAGAAAACAGAAAAACCATTAAACTTTTTAAAAAATTAAATATGCCGTTACACTCAAGAGATGTTTTAAAGCTATTAAAAGCAGGTTTTACAATTATTAGAGCTGACAATATAAATCTTAAGATAAAATGTAAAAGCTATGACAACAGAACTCCAGAATGGACAACGTTGGAAAAAGATTTTACTTCTAAAGCTGCAGTTCGCAGAAAGATGGATGAATTGTTAGAAAATAAAAAAACTATAGAAGATTAGAAAACATGAAAAATAAATCATTTAATAAATATTTAAAACGTCACATATTCGATGGACGTATAACTACATTTTCTGAAATCATTGATGATTCAATTATGCACCCATTCCACAAAGAGTTAAAATGGAAAGATGGGACGGTTTGGAGTCCAGAATGGCAGTACGAATATTTCAGACATGGAATAAATGATAATGATTATTTCTTCTGTTATGCAAAATCTAGTAATGAAAGAAAAACACTGGAAGAAATAGGTATTCGTTCTGATCATAATATTTCGAGATCGAAATTTAAAAAAGATCAAGTTTTGAGAGTGTCAACAGATGATATGTATAAATATCCTTCTGAAGTCGATTTAAAAGAGTTTTTTATAAAAATAATTGATGCAGAATGTATTATTGAAGAAAACACATTCTGGTGGAAATATAAATTTGAATTAGTTAAAGATGACACCGGAACAGATCAAAATTAAAGTAAAAGAAGCTTACGAAAATGTAGAATCCGGAGAGTTCCTGCAGATGAAAGTTAAAGAAGCAGTTGAGCAGCACCGGCAGAACTACAGAAAGTATAAAGCAATTCATCCGGATAAAAATTTTGATTCCTGGAAAGAGCAAAATGAAGATATCAATATCAACTCTACCAATAATCATGAGATCATGGCCATGGGAATTTTCTTCCTGGCTTTGGATGAATTTAAACCAGATGATTAAATATCATGAACAAGTTTTTTAAACTCAACTCTTACACCAGGGTTTTAAACGATGGAAAAGCTTCTATTGAAGAGAAAAAAAGACTTCTGGAGCAAAAGTCTATCAGTAAAAGTTCTGACTATAAAGAAAAGAAAAAAATCGTTGTTTCAAACAGAACCGACGATTACAAGAAATTCTGCCGGAAGGTTTTTAAAAACAGAAATATAATTTCTCAAAAAGAATTTCACAATCTTATAATCGAAGCTTTTAACGGTAATGTTACCTGGTATAGAAAAAGGATGATCGAGCTTGAGTTGATCACCGAAAGAAACAAACTAATCATATCCAATCATGAGAAAGAAGGGCAATCTGAAAAGGAAGCATAATGCTGCATACAGACTTAGAAAGAAGCTTGGTGATAAGGTTTTAGCACAACGATCAAGTATAATTAAAGTTGATACTGAAACTGATATTTCAAAAATACCCGAAGTTAAACTACTTCTTTCTGAATTTGGATTTGTAATAGAACCGCACTTAATACTGGTCTGATAACCATGGCATATATAAAACAAGAATTTATTGATAAAGTACTGCAGGATGCAGATATTATAGAAGTTTTCCACACATACGGAGATCCGGTAAAAAAGCGTGGAGTTAATTATTTTTGTAAATCTCCATTTGCAGATGAAAAATCTGCGAGCTGCTGTGTTAATCCAACAACACAGTTGTTCAAAGATTTCAGTTCCGGAAAAGCCGGAAATATTTGGACGTATATCATGCATAAGAACAATTGTTCTTATGTAGAAGCAATCGAGGATCTAGCAAAAAAGCAGGGAAAATCGATTGAATATGAACATCCGGAGATCGCTGAAAAAATAAAAGTAAAAAAAGAAAAGGAACAAAACTTACGTAAATACTTAGATGCATTACTTGTAAAGTTTCAAGACAAACTCTTTAAATTAGAAAGAACACACCCTGCTTGGTTGGAAATAAAAAGACGTGGATACTCCGATGAAGATGTAAAGGACTGGGGACTAGGTTATGCACCAGGGAACTATTTCATGTATGATCTTTTTTCTGAAGCCGGGAACGTAGAAGCCGGAAAGAAATTAGGTCTGATAAACGATGCAAATGCCGACAAGCTTTTCAATAAGCTTGTTTATCCAATCCGGGACGAACGAGGGCAACTCACCGGCTTTGCCTCCAGAAGGCTTGATAATAACGATGATTATGCCAAATGGATGAATCCATCGGAAAATGAGCTTTATGATAAAAAACAAACCCTCTACGGCCTTAACATCGCTAAAAATGCAATTGTAAAACAGAACAGAGTTTGGATTGTTGAAGGGTATAACGATGTTATTGCCTGGCATCTTTGCGGTCAAGAAAATACTGTTGCAGTAAGTGGTACTGCTTTTACCATCGAGCAGATGAAAAAGCTGAAGAAATTAACTTCTAAGATCACTCTATGTTTAGACGGTGATGCTGCAGGCCAAAAAAAAGTTTCTCAATATGTAGCGAAACTTTTAGAGCTTGGTTTTGCTGTTGAAGTTTGCATTTTACCAAATGATCTGGATCCGGATGATTATAGTCGAATTATTCCACATGAAGATGTCTGCAGGAAATTAATTTCCGATGACATAAATCTGTCGAAGTCCCTGCAACCCTATATTACCAATGGGTTTGAAGTTTACCTGAAGGAAAAAAATAAAGGTGATGAATTGGATCGCACGAACGGGATCAGGGAAATTATAAAAACTATTTCCAGAATTCCTGATATCGCTCTTCGTAATCTTTATTCGGAGCGTCTTCAGAAAGAAGCAAAAGTAAAGCCGGCTCTTATTAAAGAACTTCTCCGGGAACAGGAAGCTGAGCAGATTAAAGCTGTAAACGCTGCTTCAGAGAAATTTGTTAGGCCGTACGGTGTTACCATGTCTTTTGAAGACATTGAACCGCTTGTAGATAAATACGAATTGTTTATAGATAATAATCAGATCTATATGCAGGATTCTTATTCGTGGCCAATCACTTTTGAGAGTGTTTCAAACTTCAGTATTGAGATCCTGCAACACATGAATGACGATAAGTTTCCTAAGAAGCTTCTGCGTGTTTGTAATACCGATAATGAAGAGCGGATCTTTGATGTTCCGGCAAATACACTTAATTCTCTCCAGAGATTTGAAGATGCATTATCGGACCAGGGAAATTATGTTTTCTCCGGAGACACAAAACATTTAAAAAAGCTCAAGACTTATTTATTCGATAAGATGGGAGTTGGCCGAAAGGTTGATATCTTGGGATGGAACCCTGAAGGATTCTTTTGTTGGAATAATTCTGTTACGATTCCAGGAAAACCAAGCATACCGATTAACAAGGACGGGATCTTTCATTTTGATGGCCATACCTATTATGTTCCATCGGCTAATGAAATCTATAAAACAAACCCGTACCGCTTTCAACAACAGAAAAAATTAGTTCTGAAGACTGCGAGCTTCAGTATTGAAGATTATTTATCTCAGATGTATAAGGTTCACAGAGAATTTGCGATCCCTGGGATTTTATTTGCGTTCGCCACAGCACATCAGGATATCATATTTGATGTTGCAAAAGGTTTTCCGGAGTTTTTCTTATATGGTCCGGCATCTACCGGAAAAGACCAATTATTCAGCTGCATAAAGAGAATGTTTGGATTTACCGAAACCGATCTAATATCACTGGAAAACGGGCAATCTACAGGCAAAGCTAAACTGAGATCATTCGCAGAGTTTTCTAATATGGTTGTGCATTTATCAGAATACACAAATGATAACCGGGACAATGTCGGAATGCTCAAAGAGCTTTGGGGTAAAAACGGTTATAAGATTGGTACAATGGACTCAAAGGTATCGACGGATGTAATTCCGATTCTTTGTTCGGCCATGATCACCGGGAATCAATATCCGATGGATGTAGCATTAATGAGCCGTTTAGTTTTTGGAGAAATGAAAAAAAATATATTCAACGATCAAGAAGTTGAAGAGTATAAGAAACTTGCTAAAATGCTTACAGAAACTGTCACAAGTTTCATGGATAAGGTAATCTGGCAACGTGGTGCATTTGTTGACAATTTCTCTGAAAAGTTTAATCTATACAAAAAAACATTATCTAAACGTCCTGCATTCACAGGAGCTATTGACCGTATCATAACTAATTTTGCGGTACTAGGCGCAACGTATGAAGTTTTGACAGCAGCCAATGTATTTTTATTCCCGTTCACTTTAGATGACATGCTAAAAGCATTCGATGATCTCGCAGCTAATTTACGCAGCAAGATATCTTCAGCCTCAATATTTATCAAGTTCTGGCAGTTGTTCCTGGTTGCGCTTCGTGGCAATTCTGTAACGCAGCTGAAGGAAGGAAGAGATTATAAAATTGATGGAGATATATTATACATTCAATTTACCTCCGTGTACTCAAGAATTCAAACTGAATGGTTCCCGAGATTTAATGAAGGCTGTCCTGGTATCAGATCATTCCAGGATGATATAAAGAACGAAAGTTATTTCATTGAAGCAACCAAGAAAAGGATGGAAATTGAAGAGAAAGAAGAACCTAGAACACCGTATGATCCCAAGGTAAAGAAGAAAGAGAAAAGCAATGCTGTATCAGTATATGCGCTCGATTTAACCAAAATGCCTGTAGATACTAAGGACGATATCGAAAACGCAATCTATTGGCAGCGACAAGGTCGGAATCCAAACGGGAGTTTGTTCGATTCCCCTGCAACCCCTTCACAAAACAATGGGGTAAAAGCAGCTATCGACGACGATGTCATAAACCGAGTTTAATTTTTTTTTAAAATGTTGAAAATGCCTAAACGGAGTAATTCCAAATTCAACAGATTCAACATTTTTTAAAATTATTAAAATCAAATAGTTAACTAAAAATATATGTTGAATTGTGTTGAAATGAGTGTTGAATATTGTTGAAATGTGTTGAAAACAGGTTTTTTGATTTCAACCTGATTCAACACAATTAAAACTTAACTGTTTGATAGTCAAAATTGTTGAACTGTTGAATGTTGAAAACGGCTTTTATGCCGGATTTAAAAAAAAATAAAAAAAATTGTATGGAATTTCCCGAACATAATATATTACCTGCAGATCAGGAATCCTGGTTAGGAAAGGCTTTAGAACAAAAGTTAATAGAATTTACACCTTATACATTATGCTCATTTTATAAAGGCTTTACCGTACTGCAGATGTATGGTGAAGAAAGCAAAGAATATTTCTTTGGAAATTATTTTAACGGCATATACTGCGGTTATATCTATTGCGGAGATAAATTCACTCAATTGGAAGCTGCAAGAATCTGCGACGCTTATATGCCCAAGGATATAAGAGAGCTCCGGAAGTGTGCAGTTGAATTCTGCGAAAAAGTAAGTTTTTATCAATTTCCAACTACTCAGTATGCCTGGATTTATGATCGTGTAATATCAAAAGTTTGATATTTAACGTAAAATTTACACAAATTATCCCTTTTACTTTTGTAAAGGGGATTTTTTCTTTTTTTTAATGGTTATTTTATGTTTTATTTGTCGAAATTATAAAAATATTGATGGATAAAGTTCTCCTTCTGCTTCCGGTTCCAAAGTATTTGAAGCGGGTTTTAGAAAAAAAGTACGGTGAAGATTTTCAGGCCACAGAAACTACCTTATTAGGTTTTACGGTTCTCCAGATCCTAAAAAGAAAATCAGAGATAAAGTACGATTACATAAGACAAAATCAGAACGATTATTTTCGAGTGTATATCGGAGTCCGGAAAGCCGGAATAAAAGGTTTTATTTTCAACCAAAAGCGGAGCCATCAACTGGCAAAGTCTCTGGAACGTCAAACCAAGGAAGATCTTTTTACGTTGGCTATCCTGAATAAAGAAAATTACGGTATCGAATACCAGGTTACGCTTCTGGATTTCCTAGACTTTTATGATATCCCGGATGAAGAGTTAACGTATGAAACCTTACGAAAAGATTTTAACCGGCAAAAAATAAAATTGATGCAAAAGTTAAAAATTAATTACACAAAAAAGGGTCAAAAAAATGGAAGAGTTTAAAAACGAATCAGAGTCCTTTTACCGGGAGATCCGAAGCATAGAAATTTACAAGGCTTCGGACGTTAAATACATCAATGCTTTTAATGGTGTTTTTCCGGATCCAAAGCTTGCTCTCTATAAATATAGAATAGTTGCCGAGAGTTACTCCAGGGGAATTTCTACCAAAACGCAAAACGGGAACTATTTTACAGATATCGACGTAAGCTTTCCTATACTGGATATGTCGAAATCTACTTATGATAAATCCCATAAATATTTCAATAAGAAGAAATTTGCCATTGTCCTGAACTCCAACACTGAAAAAATGCTGCTAGGAAACGATCGAGAGAAAATCAAGATTGAATTTATTGATAATAAAAAGGATGATAACTCCGGAAATGATGAGTTCACTATTGCAGTCTCTGGCGACACCATTATAAAACCTCAATTACAATTATTATGAAAGTAAAGCTACTTAAAATGATCAGAAATAGATTTAGTATTATTCCTGAAGGAATACATAAAACTAATATTTTCGACGATAAAACAGCTAAAGAACACAGAATTTTTGGAGATAAAGTAGAGTATATACTTATGTATATATGTCACTGTATTGATACGTCATTTTTCAAGTATAGTACATGGTATACTAATAAGCTTGAAAAAAGAAAAAATAAAGCTTTAAGAAAAAAATATTTTCCATTTCGGAAAAATTAATGTCCTTTCCTACACTTTAACGTAAACACACTTTTGTCCGTGAAATCTACAAGATGCACGGACTTAATTTTTTTAATACGCCACTGGCAATAGATCAATCTTTTCTATTGTCGTTTTTAACTGAATTTGTTTTAGGTATTAAAACAAATACTCTTCTATCTGCGACCCAGGTAGAAACAAATTTCATTAAGTCCATAGATACTCAGATGAGTATGAGCTCCGGTTCTGGAGCAAACAAATACCCAGTAGTATTTGATATCATCGGACCAATCGTTAAATATTCCACTTACAGCATTTTAGGAACGCAGACCATGCAGAGCATTCTCAGTTCCATTGATCGTAATCCGAACGTTTCCGGAGTGATGTTCAATATTGACTCCGGAGGCGGTCAAGTTTCCGGTACTGCAGAATTCGCAGACTTTATCAAAAACATGCAAAAACCGACAATGTCCTTCACTTCAGAAATGCAGTGTAGTGCTGCCGAATGGATAGGTTCTGCTTGTGATGTGAGAGTGGCGAGCCCTTTTGCCAGTCATATCGGTAGCATTGGAACCTTCATGAACTTTCAGGATTTCTCAGCAATGTTCGAAAAATGGGGTGCAAAAATCTACGAGATCTATGCACCTCAGTCTACAGAAAAGAATGCCGATTTCAAAGAATTAATCAAGGGTAACGAAAAGCCTTATCAGCAACGCCTTGCCACAATAACAGAAGAATTTATCTCGACCATACAGGCCAATTACGGCGAAAAATTAACTGACGACGGTCATGTTTTCAAAGGAAAGACATACAACGCACAGGAGGCCCTGAAAATTGGCTTGGTGGACGAAATATTAACAAAAGAACAAGCATTAGCAAAATTTTAATTTATGAATAAACATACTCTTGTACTAGGTGTTTTAGGGAAAAGTGTTTTAGAAACACATTCCAATATTGTCGGCTCTAAAGCACATGTAAGACTTACAGAAGAGGAGCTCGACAAAGTTGAGACAGCTCTTAAAGCAAACGATGTATCTGGTCTTAACCAAACAATTGCAGATCAGAAAGTAAAAATTTCCACTCATGAAAAGTTTGATGGAGAATTGAAAGAATCTCTTACAGCTGCTTTCGCTGCCAATAAGCTTGAAATGGGTGATATGAGTCCCAAAGACGCAATCGCACACCTTTCAGCAAAATGCAAAGAGTACGGTGAAGCTAAAAATACTCATTCAACTCCTCCTACTGATGGCCAGAACAACAACGGTGATCCGGCTCCGAAATATGCCTTTGAAGAGGCTGTGAATGACACGAGTAAATATCCAGTTTTAAAATAATCATCCATGTTAAATACACAAGAAATAAGACAGGCGATTGTCGGATGGATTAATAATAATCCTAAAGCATTTCAGGCGGCTTTACTGTCTGACAAAATTTTTCTGAGCAAATACGCTCAAAGAATTACCAAGGTTAACGGAACTTATGCCAATGTAGTCGCTTTGATGGGCCACGTTGTACAGGCCTATTACTCAAAATCCTTCACTCCATTTACTGATGTTACTTATAAAGTAAAGAAAATGGAAACCTTCAGACAGAAAGTAGATTTTGTATTGGATCCGGCTGAGATCTTAGGAACTATTTACGCTGACGCCTTCGATGAAGGTAAAAAACCACAGGATAAGTCCATTACAAAAGAAATGATGGTTATGGTTTTAGCGAAAATCTTGGATGATTGTGATTATCTTTCTGTTAATGGTGTTTTCGATCCTACAAAAGTAGGTGCAGCAACTCCTGTATTTGGAGCTTCGATGGATGGATTGAATCAGGTTCTTACTGATATCGTGACAACTTCTCAACCTTACTTCATTCCGGGGGATGCGGTTACAAGTAACAATATCCTAGCTCAAGTTACTGCATTTGAGAAAGATATTCCTACAATGGCTAAGCCAAAGGTTAAACAGATTTTCACTTCTCAGGAAGATGCTGAAGAGTATCAGGAAGCTTACGACGATGCCTTTGGTTTGAGACCAAGTTTTGACCAAGGCGGAGCAACTAAAACAAGGTTTGGAAAAAGAGAGCTTGTAGGTGTTCCTGGTCTTACAAAAGGGACCATTTATGCTACAATTGATAAAAACTTCCTAGAATTAGTAGACGTTCAGGAAAATCCTGCAGTAATCACTGATGTTCAGGTGCAGGATAGAATTGTGAAGTTACTTTCTGAATTCTCTTTAGGGTACAATTTCGCAATTGATCAGTATTTATTCATCCATACTGCAGACGCAACCAAGAACCTTGGACTTAACGATTCTGCGATGAATAAATTATTCTATCCAAACGAAAGAAAAATCGCTTAATCCCTTAGATATGGCAAAAAAAACAAATGAAGCTACTCCTCAAAATGAGGAGCAGCTTAATAAACAAACAGCAGACAACACTGAAAATCCTACGGTTTTAAATAACCAAGAAGGTTCTGAAGATAAGATTAAAGAAGAAACTGAAACAAATCAGGAGACTCAAGAAGTTTTATCAAATGAAGAAAACTCTGCAGAACAAAGTCTGGAAGAAAGAATTAAAGCTGTTGAAGCTAGAGAGGAAGAAACCGCTGAATTTAGTATCAAGCTTTTAGAAAAATCGGCAAAACTTTTTGCAAAACAGGAAGAATTGGAAGCCAGAGAAAAAGCTGTTGAAGAGAAAGAATTAGCACTTAAAGGTGCTAAACCTGCTGAAAAGACAGTGGGGTTAGAATTTGAATTTGAGGAGGAGAAATACAAGTTTGTTGATTCTGCTCCACAATTAATTTCCATTAATCGTAAAGGATACAGCCAAAAGGAAATTGCTGATGATGCTGATCTCGCATTACAGTTGATTGGTGGGAAAAGTTCTTTAATCATTAAAATTTAATAAAATGCCAGAATTAGACGACTGCTCATTTGACAATGTAAAAACAGAAAACCTTAACTATTGCCCTAATAAGGATATGGTTGGAGGTGTAGCAATTGATTTTTATTACGCACCGGCTGCGCATTTTGCTACTTTCACAAAACCTGTTGTGACATCTGCAACTGGTTATGAAGCCAGAATTACTATTGCAGCTAACAGTATTACTTTTAATCCTGATAAAGGTTGGAAGAAAATTACGATGTTGGTTGACGAAAGTGAATTGAAAAATACCTTGGTAGGTAACAAAGGAAACAAAAAGCCTAAAGTAGAATTCGATGCCTATATTCCTAACTTCCTTCCAAGAAACTTAGGATTCATTGATGCTCACATGAATACTCCGATGGTTTGGTGTATTCCGGACAGTACCGGAAGAAAGTGGATCATCGGAACAAAGGATGCTCCTGCGATCTTCGATAAAGGAGACGGTACTACCGGTAAAAAATACGAAGATAATTCCGGAGTTGGTGTGACTGTTTCAGCAAACGTTAAGCTTTACACTTACCTGGGTGAAGTTGTAGAGTTGGCCGACAAACCTGTAACACCGTAAGAACTTTATCATGGATAAATATTTTTTATTGGTAGTTAAGCCGGGTTCGGTGGTAAACAGACCAAACGGACAAAAAGAGACTTTAACTGAAGTTCCAAAAAATGCATTAGAACTGTGGGAGGAGGGTTCCTTAACTCTTTGCCTTCGTAAAGATGGATTAGAGCTCTTAACTGATTTTTCTAAAGAACGCCTGGAGAAAGTTCTGCAGTTAAGAAGAAATCTAAATTACAGAGCTGAAATTCAACTTTTAGAAAGTTCCATCAAAAACTTTGGAAAAGCCAAAAAAGCCGATAAAGCCGAATAGATTCATTTTTCTTTTATTTATATTTTATTGTTAGGAACCTCCAGTAATGGAGGTTTTTTTTATATATGGAAAAACATCAGCAAAACATAGAATTGTACTTGAGTTCCGGAGGAGATCCGAAACTCGCAGCCAGGTATAAAAGTCCGACCTTGGATAATAGGTCAAAATTGAGCTACTTACTTTCTCAAATGAAAATTTCTTACGAAAAAAAAGAAAATATTCCTAGACAAAGTTTGGACATCGATGGACATAAAGTAGACAAAGCTCTCAAAAAAGAAGCTGCACCGGTTCCGGATCCAGTTGAAGCAGATAAGCCTAAATTTTTAGGACTGATCACTCAATATCCGATTGAGCTCCATTCTACATATCATGATGCATTTGCGATCTGGCTCAAGCTCTGCAGTCTAAAAATTAAACTCAATGCCGTGGATCCGGAAGATGAAGCTGCAGCTTACAGTTTTCAAACGAAAATGCTCAGGCATATTGAGAAGTTTGATAAATGCAAAAGAGTCCTGGATCATTACCTGCAGAACAAAAGAATACTTCCCACAAAAAGTAAAAATGACTACTCGAATATGTCGGTTCTGGAGCTTGATCGGGAAAAAAGAAACCTTGCCGGTCTTATCTGCAGGAGAAAACAAACCATTGAAAAAATGGAAAGTTTACTTCCTGAAGAAACCGCTCCGGACTATAATAGAAAGTTGGCTGCTATTAATAATAAAATTGAGCAGCTGGAGCTTCTGGTCCTGGATCAAGAAAAAATACTCGAATTGCTTGCTTGATGGTAGAATTTCATTTTATTTGAAAAAAAAGTAATGGAAAGATTTGTATTGTTACACTCAAGTGTTGATGATCTTGTTCATAAAGTAAGAAAAGATGTTCATGAACTTGCTTATAGAGGAGTGCAAAGAGAAAGAATTAAAATATCAATCCCGGAGTTTTATCAAAACTTTTTAATTGGAAGGATAAGGCATTATAATTTTTTTAGCTCTTGCCCTGATTTAGATAGTTATTTTGGTTGTGAAGTTGTTTCCGGCTATAATAATCAGATTTGTGTCTTTGATAAATTAGCAGTTCCAGGTGATAAACTTTTATTACCAATTGAAATTAAGTCTGATAATGAATAGAAAATTGTTTTTCGTATGCTTATTTTTTGTTCTGATTTCGTGTTCAAAAGATATCAGATACCGATGGAAGATTCAGGGAGCATTAACCTCCTTAAGACTTGATGATGATGGGGAATATCACTTTTCTACTGATGGAACTACAAAACATGATATTCACCAATTTGATGTAATAATTATAAGGCAGGATACAATTCCAACTTTATTTTATAAAGAATGGAAGTGTGGATCAGGAGTTTGTAATGAAGCTCCAGACCAATGGGCTGAAGTAAATCAGTCTTCATATAAAATAGTTATTCCGAAAAACTATAAAATAGAAACGTTTGATGATTAAATTTTATGAGTAATAAAAGGCGTATCCGGAAACGAATTGAAAAATCAGGAATTGGTGTCTTTGTCAAAGCAGATGGATCCACTCAAGAATTTAAAATTTCTGATGATATTCTCAAATTATTAAAGGATAAAATTGAGTTTGATCTTCGTAAAATAGAGCTCCATACCTGTCAGGCTCTTTTGAACTTTTCCAGAAGTATCGGAAAAAAGTCAACTTTTCAAGGACTTTTAAAGACTGTAAAACCTGAAAGCGAGAAATGGCAGCTTATTGATTTACCTGAACCATTAACAATAAAACCGGTAAACCCACATTTCTTTACTTCAAGCTTTATGCTTAGAGATCCTGAAGATGATTTCCGCTTTCCGACTAGTTTCTTTGGGGAAAATTATGTTACACAACAGTATATTTTTGGAGAAATAATTTACACTTCCAATCTTATAGAAGGTGGATGGCATTATAAAATGGATTGCGTTGATAAGGATGGACAAATTTATATTTTAGGCGAATCAAGAAAAAAAATAGATGAGCAATAAAAAACGGATTCAGAATAGAATCAAATCAATACAGAAAAGAAGAAAGCAGGTGATAGTAATTTTTTATTCTGCCGGCTTTAAGATGTTTACAACTAAACACCAAATGGATAAAGCGTTTAAAGCAAGTAGCCGAATAAATATGCTTTCACCAAATTATACTTTAAATTTTGAATTTAATTTTCATGAGTAATAAAAAACGGATCCGGAAACTTATCAAGGCCAAATATAAACCGTCAAGAAAAACCCGATGGAATTGGTTTTTACAATATATGGCAAGGGGAATTCCGGTAAATACAGGACGAGTTAGGGGTAAAAACGATTTTATAAATAAAATTAATAAGGAGTACTTAAAACAGCTTCAAACTACTTCACGAGCTGATTTTCAAAGAGATTATATGAATTATCCTATACCGACTGATGAAGCTCAAGAGATTCGATATATTTCAGAAAAACCACTTATAGCAATTGCAGATGTAAAGTACCTTTTTATTAGTTCAATATAATCCTACATAGCGTAGGATTTTTTTTGTCCTTTCTCCAGGTAAAAGCTAAAGGGATATTGCACCAGATTCTCAGGAGGGTCTTAAAACGCCCTCCGCAAAATTTAAACGTCTCACTTTTCAAATTTTAGAGTACAAAGACCCCATGCGGAGGACTTAAAAGTCTTCTGTCTGGGGTCTTTGACAATTTGAAAAGTGAGATACGCAAAATTAGTTATAAAATGAGAACAAACAAACAGCCGGATGAAAATAATATCCTGGCTCCATTGGAGTGGTATACCGTACAAAGAAAAGTATCCGAACTGATCCCCTGTGATTTTAATCCAAGACAAATATCTGAAGAAGAACTCAACCGGCTAAAAAAAAGCCTGGAGAAATTTAACCTGGTTGAAATTCCTGCAGCTGATATTGATAATATTTTACTGGCCGGACATCAAAGGATAGCAGCTATGTTTATCCTGGGACGTGGAGAAGAGCTTATCGATGTGAGGATCCCAAACCGTAAGCTCACTGAAGAGGAGTTTAAGGAATACATGCTCCGGTCTAACATTCATAATGGAGAGTTCGACTGGAGTATGATCGAGGAGTTTTTTCAGGATATTGATCTGGAGGATATCGGGATGGATCTCGGAGCATTCGAGACGTTTTTAAAAGATAATGCATTTGTCCCGGATGAAGAAGAAGGAGACTTTGATCCGGAACCACCTGCAGAACCGAAAACGATATCAGGCGATATCTACGAACTGATATCTACACAGAAAGGAATCAAGCACGTTGTTTTGTGTGGAGATTCTACTTTATCGGAAAGTTACCAGAAGATCCTCTCTGGAGAAAAATACAATCTTATCGTAACGGATCCGCCCTATAATGTAAACTATGAAGGAGGAACAAAAGATAAGCTCAAGATCCAGAATGATAATATGTCGAATGATGAGTTCTACAGTTTCCTGTATCTGTTTTACCAGGAATGCTTTATCAATTCAGAATTAGGAGCTCCGATCTATATCTTTCATGCCGACTCTGAAGGGGCAAATTTCAGATCAGCATTCAAGGCTTCAGGGTTCAAATTATCTCAATGCCTGGTATGGGTTAAAAATTCGATTGTGATGGGTAGACAGGATTACCACTGGAAGCATGAGCCAATTCTTTACGGTTGGAAAGAAGGTGCAGCTCACTCCTGGTATTCGGATCGAAAGCAATCCACCGTCCTGGAATTCGATAAGCCTTTAAGAAATGCTGAGCATCCCACCATGAAGCCTTTGGATATCGTTTCTTATCTCATCAAGAACTCATCCAAGCAAAAGGATATCGTCGGGGATTCGTTTCTCGGATCCGGTTCCACTCTTATCGCTTGCGAAATGACCTGGAGACAATGCCGTGGGATCGAACTGGATCCACGGTTTGCAGATGTGATCGTCAGGAGATGGATCAAGTATATGCAGGAGAATAATCTGGCGTTTGAGCTCAAGAGAAACGGACAAAAATTAACTCCGGAACAAATCGAAGAAATAAATCAATAATACTACCTGTTTTACTTGCAACTGCACGTAAAATGTTTTACTTTAGACATGGTCTTTTAATCGTTGCACGCCTGACATTTGTCAGGCTTTTTTATTGAAAATAAAGCACTTATAACTTGCGTGTTATAACGTTTCTAGCGTACTTAGCTGTATAAATAATTGAAAAACAATAACATAATGACACAGCAAGAAATTTTAAACAGCAACTGGACGAAAACCAAAAAAGCTGAAGCTTTATTTGATTTGGGATTAACCAGACTTCAGGTGGCTGATTTGATTTGCAACGGAAACAGAGGCTTTTCTTACAACATCTGGAAAAAATGGAACGAACGCAGAACTGCAAACCCTCAAGCTTCAGGACCGATAAATTTTGAATTTTCTTTCACCAGAAAATTCGGAGTAGAGATTGAATTTTTCGGAGCGCAGGACACTGCCTTAAACCAAAATTTCAGAGCTTCAGGACTGGAAGTAAGAAATGAAAGTTACAACCACACCACCAGACCACACTGGAAATTTGTATCTGACGGATCGATAAGAGGTAATAACGCAAAAGAAATGGTAAGCCCTGTATTACAAGGAACGGATGGATTAAAGGACTTCAGAAAAGCCTGCAAAGCCTTGAGACTTTCGAACGCCCAGGTAAATACAACTTGCGGAGTACACGTTCACCTTGATGCCAACGATTATTCAATAGAAAATTTTAAAACGCTTTTAAAAAATCAATACTTGGTTGAAATTCAAATCGACAGAATAATGCCAAGAAGCAGAAAAGCGAATAATAATACTTACTGCCAAGGCTTCAGAAGTAACAATCAAAATACTTTCTTTCAAAAAATTGACACCTGCAGAACGGTAAACGAATTGGCAAACCTTTTCAGAACACGATATTTCAAACTTAACCTTCAAAGCTTCCAGAGACACGGAACGGTTGAGTTCAGACAACACGGAGCGAGTACCAATTTTCTAAAAATTAAAAACTGGATTTTGATTTGCGCCCGCTTGGTAGAGTTCTCAAAGCAAAATATTTTATTAACCGATATAAATCAAATATTAGATGAAAATTTACAAGAATACTTCGAAGACAGAGAGCTGGCTCTTGCATAACAAAATTTACTATCTTTACCCTCAACTTATGAGGGTAAAGATAATTTTAGATAACGGACCGGAATTTACAGCGATATCAAAATATGATATTGTACTTTTCCTTTGGCAAAATTCATTTCAGAAAGAATCCACGATCGAGGCGTTTATGGTGGACTATGCACGAAGAGCCGTTGTTTTTAACGATGAAAATATAAGGGCGAATTCCACTGATGTTTTTGTCGATGATTTGGAAAGATTGGGACATATCAAAATAACGGATAAACCCGGTCTGAACTAGAAGAGACCATGTCTAAGGTAACACAATAATCTTGCTGATGCAAGAATAAGTTTCAATTATTTATAGCTCATAGCCTGACAGATGTCAGGCTTTTTTATGTCCTTTTACAACGATATCCGGGATAATATTTTCGTCTCATGGATATTGTAAAATTCACTAAAGACAGCATTTTTCAAAAGATAAAGGCTTGGTATATTGATGAGACTTCTGTTGATCTATCTCCAAAAGAATTAGAGCGTAAAGAACGCCTTGAGCACGTATGGAGTTTACGGAAAAACAATAAATATTCTCCGGCTCAAGCTGTCCAGATCCTGAAAAAGAATCATCCCATATCTATGTCCACGGCTTACCGAGATTATGCAATGGCGATGAATATATTCGGGGATCTTGATCAGGTGAATGTAGCAGCTGAGCGAATGATCCTCGCTGAGAGCTACTGGAACCTGTACCAGATGGCTCTAAAAAAAGGCAATGAAGAAACCGCCAGAAAATGCCTTGATTCCTATAAATCTCTATTCAACTTTGCTGATACTGAGCAAAAAATCGATCCTAAGAAACTTGAAGCTTCAGTTTATAAATTGAACCTTCCAAGAGGTGCAAAAAATATGTTGGAGGCTATGTTCCAAACCGGTGTTGCTGACTTCAACAATATCACAGCTCAGGATGTCAGTTGGAAAGAAGTGCATAATAATGAAGAAGATACAGAAGACGATGGCGACTAATTTTTCACAATATAATATGCCTATCCGGGAGGTAACCTTGAACTGGATGCAGGCTTCCGTAGAACTGGCAATCAATACCTATAAGATCAAGAATATTACCGTGAAGGCTGCCAGGGGTTCAGGTAAGTCTACGATCCTGGGTGGTGCAATTCGTACTGCAGTAAAAGAGATGCCAAGATCAACCGGTGTAATTGTAGGTGAAACTTTCGTACAGATCAAATCCAGGACGCTACCATCGACCAAAGAAGGAATGGAGATGTTTGGGCTTTACGAAGGTCTTGATTATGTAGTTGGCCGTTGTGGAAAAGAGCTAGGATTCGAGATGCCGTTCCAGGCTCCGGATTCCTGGCAGAATGTAATTCACTTCAGAAACGGTACAATTGCAGTAATGGTATCGCTTGATAATCCTAACTCAGGGCGTGGATTAAATGCTTATTGGGTGATCGGAGACGAAGCTGCACTCTTAACGTATGAGAGACTTTATAATAACGTAATTACTACAAACAGGGCTAAGAAGGCAATATTTAAGAATAAGCCAATGCTTCATTCCCAGATATTTGTTACATCAGTTCCAATGACCAAGAAAGGTGACTGGATCCATCATCGTGAGAAGCTGGCCCTGGAAGAAGTCAGAAATAGAATTCCCTTACACCTCAGAAAA